TAACCGGCAGATGGGTTGGACTGATTAGCCCAGTCTTTGCCCTTTTTGTCAACTTCGTGACGAGCAAAGTAAGAGTGCATGCGTTTAATGGTATCGGCGGAAATATTCTTGCCATTGGACAAGTCTCGAGCGCGCGCAACGCCAACAGCGGTCATACCACGACCGTGTTCCTTGCGGAGTTCCAGCGAGCGCGCTGCGTTCTTTCTAACTTGTTCCGGTGGCGAAAAACCGTCTGCCATAATTTACCTTAAATTTTATTTACAGCGGTACAAACTTGTTCCCGTGTCCACGCCATTTGTGAATGTGGTGAAATCTTTTTGAACGCTTTGTAAGATTGCTTTTAAACGAAGGTTTTCTTGCGGTCCCCCAAGCAGTTCTTTGCATGTAGCGCCCAGGGGCAATATCGCCCTTAAATTTTCTAAACTTACCGTTGATGCTTGGTTTTTTGATTTTGGCTTTTTGGTGAAAAGCCATCCAACGAACACCAACTGCGTGTTGCTTAATGCTAGCCAAGTAATACTCGCCATAAACGTGATTACGGGCAAGATTGCCTCGGAAAGTAGCACTCTCGTGATTGCGTGCCATTGATTTGGCCGCACTGGTTTTGTGGTAATAACCTTTGGCCGCACGGGCTTTAATTAGGTTGTTACGCTCTGCCGTTAACTGCGCGTACGTTTGGCTCCCAGCCGGATAACGATAGTGCGTTGCGAACGCACCTGCCTGTCCCATGTAGCCAGCGTGATAAACCTTTGGCGATGGGTACTGGCCCATATTATCCTACTTCTTTTGGAACCAATGCTGCTGCTCGAGCGGCTGTAAGGCCGAGGAAAGGAACGACAGGCTCGCCTTCGTTGTAAAAAGGTTTGCCATCTAACTCAATGGGAGTCTGATTATTCGTCGTCACTGTCGTCTTCCTTTAGGAGATGAGCAAAAGCAGTTTCTGAGCCCTTGGGAGTTTTTGGTGCGCCCAGCGGGGTTGCCGCCTGCTTAGTCTTTTTTGACGAGGGGCTTACCGCAGACTTTGGCGTTTTTGCTCCGGCGCCGTCGGGGGCACCGGGATTTGTGTTTGGCAACTGAGGCATGTTCATGGTGCCGCCCTGCGACTGAACCACTGCAAGGTTTGCAGCAGACAGGTCGCTAAGGTCAGCCCAAAGAACCATGTTCTGACGGTCAATAAGAACCGCGTCATCGCCACCCTTAACAGGAGGTTCGCCAATGTCTGAGCGAGCCTTGTTAAGAGTCCAAGTACCGTTACGGATACGCTGGTCACGAATAAGTTCAATAACTTCGTCGTCTCGCCAGTCGACTACACCGAACTTGAGAACCCAGTCGGTAATGCCGTAAGCCTGATAAAGAAGCGCAAACGAAAACTTTTCAAGAACTAGTTCCTGAATTGGACCAACAGTGTTGACGCGGAACGTCTTGTCCTGCTGGGTTCCCGTTCCACCACCAAGGTTACCGGCTTCAATAACGCCGACTTTTGAAGGCGGAACACCGTAGCCAGAAAGAATCTCGTCACGGCGTTGCTGAAGGGTGTTGAGCCAGTTGTTAATTTGGTTTGAGCCCATTTCGGTGACGACCGCGCCACCCTTGGTTTCAAACAAGTTACCAATGTTTCTAGCACCCAAGTTACGAATTGCGTATTGTTGCTGTAGTTTGCGCATCTCTGCTTCAGGCAGGGCAATGGGCCAGTCAACGTGCGCACGCAGAGGGTCACCGCGCTTCATTGTCTCTTTGACAAGTGCAGCAGTAAACAACCACGAAGTAATTGGAAGAATGTTCTTTTGCGTTGGCGATACACCGTACAAAGTTGAGCCGGGGGAGTCAAACTTAACGTGAATAACTTCGTTGGGCTTAAACTTTGCTTCACGGTTTGTGGCGGTTTTTTGGTAGTAGCCATTGACAACGCCATGCTCGTTAGCAAGAACAGTCATTGTTGTTGGGTCAAGCGGGTACAGCGCAACTGGCTCGCCCATAACCCAAACAACTTCGGTGAACGAGTCACCAAAAATCATAAGGTCAGTAATAATCTGACGCATCAACTGTCGAATGTCGTCTTGTGGGTTGACATACTTGAGAAGTTGCTGGACCTTTTTAACGTCTTCTGGCGCGTCTGGCGTCTTAATCGGGCCGGTCATGCCGCCTTCGTAAGCAACCTCGAGGCCACCAGCGGTAGCGGTGCGCGCAATGGTGTCTACGGAAGCAGACGACCATGGGCAGGCCAAGTACGCTTGCAGCAATTGCTGCATAAACGTGGCGCGGTCAAGGGTTCCAGCGGTTACGTTTTCGCCGGGGTTAACCTCGGTTGAGCCGCCAATAGGAACACCAGTGGCGTAGCCTGCTCGCTTTGGAGAACTCTTAGGGCGTGCCTCTAGAATCTCTTCAAAGGCGCTCGCGGCCTCCTCAAGTCCCCTCTTAAATGATGTAATAGCCATGTGGTTATCTTTCTTTAAAAGGGACTAAGCCCAAAATCTCCAACAAATAGACCACCAAAGTTTGGTTGCCTTAGTGGAGGGGCTTCGTCTTCTTTTACAATAACCATTGTATCAGGAACACTCGTTGTGAATGGCGAAGAAGAGTCGCTATAAATTACGGGTCGAGCATAAACGCCGGCATACATGCAAACATAACGCAACGCGTCAGGAATGTGGTCGTCAACGTTTCGTGTTTCTGAGTCGTCCGGCTTGGCTGCGCTTCGTGGCAACGCTGGGATTTGCTCAATAAACATCGGGCATTTGTCTTCAAAAACATGAAGCATTGGGCAACGCTCTTTGCCTTCTGCCCGGTGATATTCACAGGCTGGCGCGTCGTTGAGGTACTGGTGAACTCTTGCCCAGCCGTTGATACGGTCATTGTTGGCGGGCATAATGCCACAGCCGTTAATGCCATAGTCGTCGGCAATAGAAAGAGGAGTACCGCGGCTTCCCCACATTGAAGGGTCGGCCACTCTGATAACTTCTGTTTCACCCGAGCCTTGTTCGGTAGCAAGAATAAGTTTGGCCTGCTCGTCGGAGTTGTAACCAGAGACGCAAATCTCTCGGTACACCCACATGCGACCATCGTTATCTATTGCAACCCATACAACGGCGAACGGGTCCTTGAAGCCATAGTCAATACCAGCGTAACGAGGCCACTCTTTTGGAATTTCAAAAGATGGCACAACGTGCTTGGAGTATTGCCATTGCTCAAAAAACTGACCGACCATTGCGTCCCAGTCACCATCTCGCATCGCTGCGCGGCGCCGTGGGTCAGGAATGGAGTCAAGAACTGCGTGGTAGCCCTCGTTGACGTGAGGGTTGTCCGTAACTTTTGCTTGAATAAAAGCAACGCTACGGGTGTTTTTGCCGTCGCCCACTTTTTCTTCGTACCGGAATTTCCCGCGCTTAGTGGGATTAATGAATCGGTCTTTAAGGTACTTGTGGCCGATACCACCAGGGTTGGTAGCAAGGCGCAAACCAATAACCGGAACAAGTCGGCTACCGGAACGAAGACGCTCTTCGATGTGCTGAATAACAGCGGGCATCATTTGCGAGGCTTCGTCAATGTAAAAGGCTTGGTACTCACCACCGAGGATTCGGGATGCGTCAACCAAGTTTTCAGCGTATGTAAAGTTAATGACAGAACCGTTAGCGAACTTCAAAACCTTGTTGGTTGAGTTCCACTTGGCACCTAGGTCACGACCGTAGTTCCACTTGGCTAACTGCGCCAAGAACGATTCTTCTAACTCTGGGTATGAACGACGGAAACAACCAATCTTCATACCAGGAAAATTTGCGGCATTGTAGAGCGCGTCCATCAAGAACGCCGCTGTCTTACCACCACCGGCAGCACCACCATAAAGAATGGCGTCTACTCGCTCGGCGGAAGCCGCGTGAAACACTTGCTGGCGTTCTGTTGGGACGTATCCCAGAATGCCAAATACATCTATTTCAGGTGGCTTGACCGAATCTGAAATAAACTTTCCAAAAGTGTTACTAGACATTACTTAAACCAAATGACAAAAGACCATGCTGTTGCAAGAACGATTGACCAAAGGGCAATAAAAGAAAACGACGAACGCAAAAACGCAGAAGACTTTAGAAGTTCAATTTGAGCCGCTGTTTGTGCAATGCTCAAGTTGTTGTTCATGCGAAGAAACGCTGTGATTTCCTCGTATTGCTTGTCGCCCAAATACTTACGGGCCTCAATCTCGTTTTCGCCAACAAGGTTGCCCAGGCTCTCAATGAGTTCTTCTGAACGTTGGTTAATGTCGTCGTTGTGCATAATCGTTAGAACCTTAAATTGTCTACGTCATTGTCTGACATTAGACGCCGAATGAACTCATCATGTGCTTCCCACTGAAGGTCAATCGGTAGTTTCTGAATAATAGAAACTTGCCATGGTTCAAAACCAAGGTAATAAAGTTCCTCAGTGCTCGGGGCAGAATGAGGCCGATTCTTGTTCATAGACTAACACAGATTTCTGAAATGTCAAGTATTTAAAACTTGACGGCGGGCGGGCGGTACATCAGTCACCAAAACTTGCCCGTCAGAGTTTGTCAGTTGGTGCATGTATGCACGCCAACGAAAACGGTCGGGAGCCCCCGCATCTACCCAATCAAGGTAGCAATCAGAACACATTGCGGTTTTAACCGCAGGAAGAACTTCGCAAATCTCGCAAGGTTCGCTTGTTTGACGGCGCTTTTTCTTTTCAACGCCTTCTTTAAGAAAGTTGATGCTTTCTACAATTTGACGAAGGTTTTCTTCTGATTGAATAATTTTCTTTTCAATCTTGCGAACTTCTTCTCGAACCGGGTCATAGGGCTTCTTGCCCTTCATGCTTATTTCGGCGGCGCGTTCGGTGGGGGTCAATTCAGAACTTGCACCGCGACTTGACGCGGCAATGCTTGTGCCTGTATTGGAAACTGCATAGGTGTCGACGCCGATTTCATCACGGCGGACAAGGGTTTCAAGTTCCACAACGGAGATTTTGTTGGTGAACCGACTAATGGCCTCGAGGGAGTCTGTCATTCTCTTCAAACGCTGTTGAGAACGACGGTTCAACTTCTTAGCCATGGGTTCCTCCATAAAGAACTAGGAGCACCCAAAGGTGTCCATTATACGATAAATGTACAACAAAAAATTTACAATGTCAAGGATTTAGGTCGACGTTGTTTTCTATGCAGTATTTGTATGCGCGGAACAAAATCAACCACGCATCAAACTCTTGAGTGGCATACGCTTTACGGGCATTTTTCCCCTTACGCTTGTGGACAACCACAAACGGCATGCCGGCTTTTTTAGAAGCAATCTCGGCCTGTTTCATCCAGGCGGCGAGAGCCAAGGCTTGTTGGTTTTTTGCTTCAATGACCATTGGGACCCCATCAATGTCACCGAACTCCCAGTTGATTGGGCCGGGACGCTTGGCGTCGGGGAATCCTTCTTCGTTCAAAATCTCTACAAGAGCGCTCTCAAATGAGGTGCCTTTTGCGCGGGATTTGCTCATAGCAAGTCTCCTATCGTGTCGACGGTTGGGTCTTCCCATGAGTATCTGCAAACAAGGCAGGTGCGGTGAAGAAACTCTCCAAAAATTTCAATGACGTACTTGGTCATAATCGTCCCCTTGAAGTTTTCGGTTGTTTCCGTTTTGTCCGCAGAAACAACCGTCATGCGAGAAATGGAGATTGAACTGTCTTCGCATACAATGCCGCACTTAGGGCATTCGGCAATAATTGCACCGCGGAGACTTGGGTTCGCAAAATGACTGCCCTGGATTTTGGGGGGCGTGTTCAACGAAGGTCCTCAATTATGTTCTTGAATCCATGCCACAAAATGTACACAGGCCAAAAAAGGCAATCGCTAATCATTCTGGTCAAGAGGTTAAAAATTGGGAAATTAAAGCCTTCTTTCTTCCAAGTCTTAATCATGCGATTTGATATGTAAAACACTCGGGCAAAGAAAAGAATTGCAATGAAAAAATAAACGCCGAGCGCCCAACTAATCCAATTCAACATGCTTGTCCTCTGTGTTCCCGTATAAAGATTCCCACGCATCGTGGTTTACGATGTATGCACATAGTACCACACCTTCGTCAATGTAGGACACGTTGTTTTCAATTACCGGTTTTTTGCTTTTGAGACTGAGGGCAATTGACGGGGCCGGCCCAAAATTTAAAACGCTATCGGTCATCTCAATGAGAGCATAAATGCGCTTGCCTCTTTTGCGCAAATGCGCGGAACCTATGTGTTTTCGTTCTTCGGTGTTTACGTAGAGTGGTACAATATCTGGTACCACTACGTCTCGATATGTCAATTTTTCGTTGTCAATGTGAGCAAGAACAAGATACCTGTTTTTGCTGTTTTCGCTCATGGGCAAAACCCTATCATTTACAGGGTTTTATGTCAACCATTTGGCGATTTCCTTGAAACTTTGGGGTCCTCACCAGTGAGGAGGGGTATATATACTAATATTAGTATTAAATAAATGCCCAAAACTTGACATGGTTGAAAAGGTTGACAGGGTTTTCATTTTTGTGCTACAATGGAAAGCACCACATACGTGGGGTTTAAGAGGAAGGAAAACCATGTCGGCATCCGCTAACATTTTCACCGCAGTTGGCACTTCGTGGGTTGCTTCTGCCGTTGGCTTCATTGCTTATGCAATCAAGACTGCCAAGGCTGAAGACACCAAGTTCACTGCGTACATCACACACATTGAGGCTGAGTTCGACAACGTTCTCACCGAATTGCAAACACTGGAAACAAAGTTGACTGCTTTGATTCCCGCACCAACGCCTGCTCCTGTCAAGGCAGTTGCAAAGGCCAAGGCGCCCGTCAAGAAGACTGCTCCCGCTAAGCACCTTCGCTAAGGGTTTTCCGGGGTAGTTCAGTGGCAGAACAACCGACTGTTAATCGGTATGTCGCAGGTTCGACCCCTGCCCCCGGAG